TTCACGATGCGGCTCCCACCAAGCAATTGCATCTACAACAACAAATGGAACAATCTGTTCGTAATCATTAAATGATTGAACATTTACCCATTTATCAACATGACTTATTGCTACAGCACACTTGTCGTGTTTTTGTGCTAAGTCTGCATGAACATAATAAACTGTGTCTGGATTTGGTTTAAAATTAATATCAAATCTTCTTACACCGTCTAATGGATTTCTATTTGACAAAGCCTTTTCTATTTTTTCTCTTGACTTAAAAAAAGCATCTGACGAAACTGTTGGCATACAAGCAAAACGCATCAAAGCATCACTAGGGTCTGTAAAGAATGCTAATTTAAAATCTTCTATTTTTCTAGTTGGATTCATTTCCCATGTTGGTCTTCTTAATGCAAAAATTCCAGGGTACTTATAAGACTCAATATGATCTTCATCCCACTCTATTGTAAATTTATTATTAGGATCATCTTCACTTAAAGTAGGATTTATAACAAACTCATATGTTCTTAAAACTGTTTCTTTATCTGCCACAACATCTTCATATCTTTGTGAAATAAAATCACCTTTAAATCTAGGAAATGATAAAAGAATAACTTTACCAAAGTCTGGAAAGCGTGAGTCTACAGAACCTCTAAATGCTTTGTATAGATTATCGGCAGTCTTTCCTTGATCGTTGCCTCCCGCTCCTTCCATTGCAAAGCCAGATATTTCATCAAGTACTGCAAGTATTAAGTTTAGACCTTCTGCTGATTCTCTTTCTGAATGTCCTGAATATACTGTAATTGATTTATTGAATTCAATGTTGTCTACCTTTGCTTCATACTTACCAGCAAACCAAGGAGATCCTTCAATTTTAGATTTAAAACCTTTAAAAAATACATTCTTTGCTTGTTGTGCGTTTACTGCAACGTTAATAAGATCTATTGCATCGTTCGATGGTTTCCCAAAATACCTCGATGGATCTTTGAGGCAAAGAAGTTTATAGACAATATAAGCACAGCCAATGGTAGAAGTATGATCTTTACCACTACCTTTTCCACACATAAGAATAACTTCTTGCTTAGTGTATTTTTTGTAATGTTCATTTCCATTATCCTTTCCTAACCATCTTTCAACATCTTCTTGTTTATAAATTTGACTCATACACTCTACAAGGGTGTACTGATACTCTGATAATTCTGGCTGATTTAAATAATCTTTTCCAGTAACAAATGTTTTAACATCTACTGGCATTTCAAGAAATGGACTTTCATCTAATGCTTCAATAAATTCACTAAAATCAATTGTCAATTACAATCACCTCTGTTTTTATTTCAGAAAGTCTCTTCATAATTTCTTCTCTAATCTCAGGATGACTAGAAGCAATATCTTTTAATATCTTAATTAGTATGTCTTGTTTTCTTTCCATTTCAATAATTTGATCTGCTATTTCCTTATTATCTAATAGCCCTGCTTTTTGTAACATTTCAAGTCTTTTGTTTTCTATATCTGCTATTAATTTGATAGCGGTTGTTTTTGCTGTTAGATTAGCAGTTGAATCTGCAGCATCAATAACTTCATAAGTTTTTTTAATTAAAGATGAATAATGTTGATCAGCACCAGCCAGGGCTTCTTTTGCCCTTGCATTTATGGCTTGGTTATTTGAAACCATGGAACGCCAGTCATTTAAAAGAGTCATAACTCTTGGTCTTGGAATATCTAAAACCTTTGATATCTCAGAAGCATCAGAACCTTTTAGGTATTCTGAAGCAACTTTATTAACCAAGTCTAAGTGCTTTACTAAATCATCATTCATTGTTTAATGTCCTTAATAATACGAGGTATCCAATAAGATCTAAAATAGTATCTTCTGATGCATATTCTTTACCTTTATGTATTCTATTAAGTTTATCATCAATACGAATATACAATTGCTCTTTAGGTTCAGATTTACTAAATATATTAATAGGATGACTATATGAACTACCATATGACTTATTCTTATTGATAAGTAGTTCTGCTATATCAAGACATTCTTTTAATATCTTTCTACCCGCAGGTGCTTGAGTAGATATGTCTTTAAGAAAGTTTAATCTATCCTGAACTTGTTTTTCAAGATCTACTTTAGGATATTCTGCCATAATTACCTCTTTGACTTTCTAAGACCAAACTTGGCAAGATACACATATATTGTTTCAACAGACGCCCCACATTCTTTTGCAATTTGCTCTGGTGTTTTTTTATCAACTTGATACCTTTTCGTTAGCCAAGCCTTACTTGTATACAGTTTCATTTTATCATTATCCCTGAGACTTGTCAACATTTTTAGGTTCTTCTGCAAGTTTATTCCAGTTATTACTTGCATACCATCCTATAGCAACAGCATCTGCAACATCATCATCATCAATATTAGTATCAAAGTTTATATTTACCCACCTTATTGTTCTTTCTTTTCTAAATTCTCTTTCTTTTTGTTTGTACCAAGAAAATGAATGATCCCCTGGATTGTCTTGTTTAATTTTTAATTTCTCTTCTTTTGTAAGTTTTTTATTTCCAATCCAATTTTGCCAAGCAACTGGTGAGCACGATAAAACTGGTCTGATTTTATACATTTGAACTGATCCAATAATTGCACCTTGAACTAAAGCAAGATTCATAGCAGTCTTTTGTGAGTTTGTATATATGGCTGACTCAATAACTACTGCATCGATATCAAAGTCTTTTAAAAATGGTATTAATTTTTTACAAGCATCTCCTGCTTTTTCATATACATGTTTTCCATGAAAATTAATCTTTCCATACTTATACAATTTAGAATCTCTATATACAGAAAAAGCCATTGAGTTTGTTGAAGCATCTATAGCAAGTATATTTTTAGGATGACCTATGTATAATAGTCTATTTTTTTTCATAATCAAAATAATCCTTTATGTCTTTAATAAACTTATCTACCTTTTTATTATTTACTAAACAAGCGTTACAAAATCCTGCATCATTATAAATACTCAACAAGGTTTCACACCCTCCAGCACATCTTCTTTCTTTACCAATCCTACTTTTATACTTTGATACATGATACCTATCTACAATCTTTTTTTTAGTTGATTCAGCACGGCATTCAACAGAACAATAAATTTGATTTTTGCTTTTAGAAGAAAACTCTTTATCGCACCATTGACATGTTTTTATCATTCAAGTTCTTTCCTAGCCTCAATTTTAATATCTCCATCTGGCTTAGTCTGACAAACCTTGAAGAAGTCACACCCTTTACAGTTTTTATTACTAAATTTGTTTTTGTATGGATTTTCTGGAAGTTGCTTATCGTCAAAAGATTTTTGAACTCTACGCATCCAATCAAAAAAGTAGTTAATAAAATCTTTATACTTTTGATTAAGGTTGATAGTAAAAATAAGCATTTCATGGTTATTCTTATTTTCGTATATTAATAAACCAAAACTCTTCTTTAGTATCTTCATATAAATAAGAAGTTGTTCTATGTTATAGTTTCTAGGTCTAGTTATTCTATTAAAAGATTCATCATTAACTGTTTTTATTTCAGTCAATACATCCATACCGTCCCAATTAATAATTGCATCTGTTTTAGCAGATATAATAGGATCTTCATATTTAATAGACAACTCTTTATTAATTAATATTCCAGCATCATCCATTGCTTGTTCTATTCTGGTATGCCTATCTGACCCAGAGTCCATATTAGCAACTGAATACCAATCATTACTATTTTCTGCTTCGTTTCCTTCAAACCATAAATACCAAAATCTTGGGCAATGACCTGCTCCGTATGTTAATCCAGAAGGAGTAAATCCAACTCTTTTCTTAAAGATCATACCTTTTTTATGCTCGTACCCATCATGTATTTTTTTAATTATTTCATTAGTATTAATTTTTGATGCTTCTTTTGGTACATCGTCTTTAGAAATTATTTTAGATAATAACCTTTTACTCATTAGAATGTCCTTACATTATATTTAAGGGCATCCACTAGTTTGTCTACCGCTTCTCTTGCTGTATAGTAAATATTTTTCTTTGCTCTTTCATCTTTCTTTACGTGTGAATACCAAGCAGCAAGCATAGCAAATTTAGATGAGTATGCTTGTAATTGTGTAATTAACAAAGTAGCCTTTGCTGGTGGAACATCTGGGTTTGCTATTAACTTGCTAACAATTACTAAAACTTTTGTTAACTCTTCATCCTGCATGTACTCTGATATGTCGTTAAACTGAGTAATGCTATTTAAAATATCAACTGTGTTTTCCATTACCATCTCTTAACTGTTCGAATACTTCCCATTCTATTATAGCAAGGCGAACTTTTTTATTTCCTTCACCTAAAACTATCATTAACACTGGATCTTTTTTTCTATCTACTTTCATAGTATCGGATACAATTTTTGCCCAGGAGTCTTGGCTAACGGAATATGATTTAGAATATTCTTTCACATCTACTACGAAAGTATCTAAAGATCCGTCAGCCTTAACTCTGCCCCGACCAGAGTTTTTGTGGGCTTTAGCACCAATACGCTTAAGTTCTCCACGCTCACTCATTAATATCCCCTCACGTTAAAGTTAACTTTTGACATATGCTTTTCTGCACACATCCAAGTTAAAACTTGTGTTTCTTTATACATCCTTGCTGTTTCTACTAACGCCTTACATGTTTGACAAATAAATTTGCCATTATAAATACTGTACTTAGAATTTGAGTTGTGATTCAAGTTCTTTTAGTTTCTCTGGATTTTCTTTTAGATAGTCAATTACTTTTGCTCTACCTTGTAATCTTTCACCAAGAACTGTATACCAGGCTCCACCCTTTTCGATAATGCCTAATAGTTCTGCAGTATCTACAAGATCTGCTACCCTATCTACTCCGATGGAGTCTCCATCAAAATAAAAATCATATTCTCCAGAAAGAAATCCTGGACCAGTCTTGTTAAAATCAATGTGCCAATTAACTTTTCTACCAACTTTTGATTCTATTAATTTATCTCCTACTGTAATTTTTGACTTAAGTGCATTATTATCTGAATCACTTGACCACAACTTAACTACAGTGCTAGAAAAAAACTTAACTGCTAGTCCACCAGTTGGCATATGTGAAGCATACATTGCACCAATATTATTTCTTAACTGTGAGATAAGAACTAATAGTGTTTGCCCATCTTGGTTATTAGCATAGTTTAACATCTTAACCGCATTAGTCATATCTTTGGCTTCTGCACCAATCTGTTTAGTATTTTCTAACTGTTTTAATTCACTTGAATCTTTTTCAAAATAAATAGCAGGCAACAATGCAGATATAGAGTCTACTACTATAATATCTACTTTTGCTTTCATTAATTGAGTAGCAACATCTACCATGTCATTAATAGTCTTAGCAGCAGAGTATACTAATTTATCTGTGTCTACCCCAAGTTTTTTAGCCCACTCTGGATCAAAAGATTGTTCTGCGTCAATCCATGCACATAACTTTCCTTCTTTTTGTGCTTCACCAATCATTTGCAAACAGAATGATGACTTACCAGCAGACTTGTTGCCCCAAACCATAACTTGTCTTCCGTATGCAAATCCACCTTTAAGTGCATTGTTAAGACTTATGCTTGGTGTCTTTTGTTTAGTAACTTCTACATCTGTTGCATTACTTAATCTTTTTCTTAAACTAGGATCTAATTGTGAAAGAAAATCTTCTACCGATATACCCTCTATTTTATTAACCATTTGCTACTTCCTTTAGTATCTCTGTTCCATCTTTTGTTATTTCAAAAATCATTTTCTTTGCTTTACCAGGTTCACATTTCATAAAACCTTCTGAATACATTGTTGGGAATATTACTATAGATTTCATTTCTCTACTTGAATCTGCTACTATCATATTAGCCATCTTCTTTCCTGCTTTAGTAGTTCTTGGTCTAAATGATAGCACATAATACTCTTCTCCGCTATAGGGCAAAGATTTATAATTTAAAAACTTTATAAGTGAATTATCCATAGATGATTTTATATTTTCAACAACGACTGCTTCCATAATTCTGTTACTTGCAACTGCTAAGATATAGTTCTTTCCTGGTTCAATCTTTGTTTCTTCATCATCAAATACACCAATCATTCCAGTTGCGTCCATAATTTCAACCCTAGACCAACCTTTACCTCTTTTTATATTTTTAACAACACCCATCATTATGAATACTCCTGTTTCCTCAAAGTCTTCAACATCGTCAATATAAGCATAGTAATGCTGTGGAACGCTTGTTTTAAACTCTGGAAGATTTAAGTATTCATATAAGTTTTCTCTTACCTTAACTTCATCTCTTGGATTGTCTTCAAATGTTAGTGCACCAACCATATCTAGTGCTGACAGTGCTCTTGAATTTACCCCACTACCTTTAGTAAACACAAAGTCATAAAACTCTTTATATGATCCAAATGGTCTTTTTGCAATAATTTTAGATGATATTCCATCTGATATCCATTTGATAGCAGATAATCCTATTCTTATTCCTTTACCCTCGATTTTAAAATCACTATCAGATTCATTAATATGTGGAAGTTTTAGATGAATTCCCATTCTTTTTGCTTCAATTAAATACTCTGTACGAGCATCTTTGTCTTGTTCATTCTTTAACAAAGAATACATGAACTCAATAGGATAATAATACTTTAACCAAGCAGTCCAATATGACAAAGTTGAATATGCAACTGCATGTGACTTGTTGAATGAGTACCCTGCGTGAGCCTCAAAATCATGCCATAGGCCCTCTGCTTTGAATGGGGTGATATGTTTTGATGCACCAGTAACAAATCTGTCCTTAAACTCATCAAATTCTTTTGCATCTTTTTTCTTACCAATAATTTTACGAACTTTGTCAGCCTCTGCCATTGTCATGCCACCAAGATAAACACATGCTTGCATAACTTGTTCTTGATATAAAACTAAACCAAATGTATCTTTAGTAAAGTCTTGCATAATAGGATGAATATATTCGGTAATAACTTTTCCATGTTTTCTAGCAAGATATGATTTTCCAATAGTATTCATAGCACCTGGTCTTACGAGAGCGTTAGATGCAGCAAGTTCATCTAGATTAGACACTCTCATTTTTACTAAAAGATTTGTATAAGGAGTTGCTTCACACTGAAACACACCCTTTGTTCTTCCTTCAGAAAGCATTTCGTAAACATTTTTATCTTCTAAATTTATATCATTTAATTTAACATTAATCTTATGTCTTTGTTTAATACTTTTTATAGTATCATCTATAACTGTTAAAGTTTTTAGTCCTAAAACATCTAGTTTAATTAATCCAATGTCTGCTGCTTCATTCATATCTACTGCAACTACTGGAATTCTTTCTTTGCTTCCTGGAGCAGATCTAGTTTCCATAGGTGCATATTTAAAAATTGGTTCTTTAGATGTTACTACACCAGCGGCGTGAATACCTGTACCACGAATACGACCTCTCATCTGTTCGCCATACCTTACAACATCTGGGTACTTTAATCTAAACCACTGAGCATTTTTAGAACTTATAAAATCATCCCAATCGTCAACATGTTTAAGCACTTTATTAACATCTGCAAGTGGCACATTAAATGCTCTTGAAACATCTCTAACAATACCCTTACCTTTAAATTCTAAAAAGGTAGCAATAGATGCAACGTTTTCATATTCTTTTTCTAAGTAAGCCTTTACTTCATCACGTCTTGAGTCTGCAATGTCAGAGTCAATATCTGGAAAATCATTACGTTCTGGGTTAATAAATCTAAAAAATAATAGTCCATACTTCAACGGATCTACATCTGTGATTCCAAGTGTATAGCACACCAAAGAACCTGCTGCTGATCCACGACCAGGTCCAACTAAAATTCCTTGATCTTTAGCCCAGTTGAGCATGTTTGAAACAATTAAAAAATATGGAGAAAAATTTTTATCTCTAATAATATCTAACTCTTCTTGCATTCTTTCTCTATATTCAGGAATGTCATACAAACCTTTTTCTTTCATGCCTTTTAACACTAAGTCTACAAGACCCATGTGTGGGTCATCTATTTTTGTAGGGAGTAAGTCAAGGCCACTAACAATGTCATAATCTTCTATCTTGTCTGCTATCTCTAATGAATTAGTATAGATATCTTCTCTCTTTATACCCTGCATATTCATTTGTTGTTTCATTTCTTCGTATGAAAGCAAATGGATATCAAATGATCTAAATGACATTGGACGGTCTTGTCCATATAAATAGTCAAGTCGTTTCATTGGATCATCTATCTTTTGAGACTTTTCAAATTTAGCATCTTTATCTATTTTTGCATGTGTGTTTAAAAGTAACATAATTTCTTGAATAATTTTTTGATCTACTGTTGAGTGGTGGCAATCTGGTGTAACTACTGACTTTATATCCATAGAGTCTGCTAATTCTAATAACTCATTATTTAATTCTTTAGAGTTGTGTGGCATAACTTCAACATAAAAATCATCACCAAAAGTATTTTTAAACCAAGTCAATAATCTTTTTGCTTCAGCATATTCTTTAAACTCTAATGCTTTTGCAATCAAGCCAGACATACAGGCTGATAAAACAATTAATCCGTCTTTATACTTTTCTAATACTTCAAAATCAATTCTTGGTTTTCTATAAAACCCTTCTGTCCATGCTATTTCATTTAGTCTGTTTAAATTTTCTAACCCTTGTTGGTTCTTTGCAAGGATAACTATGTGGTTATAAATTAAATCTAATGGATTTCCTGCTCGTTCTGCTTTATCTCTTTTATCAAATCTATTATGAGTAATATATCCTTCTATGCCAAGGATTGGTTTTATACCCTCGGCTTTTGCTGCACGATACATAGGTCTATGCCCAGATAGTGCACCATGATCCGTAATGGCTATGGCTGTCATACCATTTTGCTTTGCACGTTTGCAATACTCTTCT